TAAAAAATGGGAAAGCATGACAAGACAATCGAGGCGAGTTCGGAGGAGTTTCTGAACAACCGCATCAAGGATCTCGAAAGCAGGCTCGAGTTCGCAAACGAGACAATCAGAAAACTGCAGGAACAGTGCGGGCGCATGAGCAAGTGGGCAAGCGAGATTGAGGCAAACGCCGAGGACAAGATGACAGAGCTTGAAGCGGAGAACGCGAAGCTCAGGGGCAAGATCGTCAGACTGGTGGAGAGCTATGTATAGATGCCCTGAATGCGGAGCAGTATTCGAGGAGCCGGAATACGAGACCGTATGCTTCGAGGAACTATACGGAGTCGGCTCGATGTTTGCCGACAGACACTACGGAACATTCGCAAACTGTCCGCGATGCGGAGGCTCGATAGACATCGAGTATGACACATACGACGAGGAGGACTATGAAACAGACGAATAAAAAAAGTACGGCATTCCCGGAGGAATTACCGCACCATCAGAGACAAGGTAATGGTAACACTCCGGGAGGCAAAAATCAACAGCTTGCAGAGTTTCTGCTCGGCTGTATAGGCGACAGAGACCATCCAATAAAGAGACCGCGCAACAGAAGTGTTGACAGAGTGCTCAGAGGTCTCATTTCAGAGAGAAACGCAGCGGGCCTGGACATCGTAATTAATAATGGCGGCGGATATTACAGAGCCGGACCCGATGACAGGCCCGCTGTACTCGAATACTGGATGAAGGAAACTCACAGAGCGAGAGAGATCAAAAATAAAGCCGACATGATGATGAACACATTTATAGAAATGTACGGAGGTTACGAATAATGGCAATACCAGTTCTGATAATAGGAAGAAGCGGCTCGGGCAAGACGTATAGCCTGAAAAACTTCAAAGCAGACGAGATCGGCGTCATTTCTGTCGAGAAGGGCAGACTCCCATTCCGCTCTGCCATAAAGGTCGCCAAAGTCCCAAAGGACCCGACGGGCGGCGAGGCAAAGGATGCGGCAACGGTGAACGCTGCAAAATACGCTTGGATAACTCAGGCGGTCAGAAAAGCAAAGCCGAAAGCGGTCGCTATAGACGACAGCCAGTATCTGCTTGTAAATGAACTTTTCGACAGAGCAAACGAGAAGGGCTACGACAAGTTCACGCATATGGCAGCACATTTCCGTGACCTTATCCACGCAATAAACGAGCTTGAGGAAGAAGATAAGATTGTCTATTTCCTGCATCACTCGGAAACGGATACGGACGGACGCGAGAAGGTCAAAACCATAGGCAGGATGCTCGACGAAAAGCTGACCGTCGAGGGATGTTTCGACATCGTTATCTATTGTCAGGATCACAAGTTCTTTACGCAGTCGAACGGTCAGAGCACCGCAAAGACTCCCGAGGATATGTTCGAGCTTGAAATACCGAACGACCTCAAAATGGTCGACACGAAGATAAGAGAATACTACGGTATATAAGGAGGATGAAATGGCATTTAGAAAACCAAAGGATTATGACGCCGTAAGAGTCGGGGAGCCGAGAATACTTCCTGCCGGTGGTTATGTCTGCACGATACTCAACGCTGAGGAAACTACAAGCAGAAGCGGAAAGCCAATGCTCAAGGTCTCGTTTGACATCAAGGACGGTGAGTTCAAGGGATATTTCAAAGACCTTTACAAAAGCTGGAAGGAAAGCTCCGACGATCCGCAGAGCGTAAAGTGGCCGTTCGCCGGCACGAAATGGGTGATGTTCTACAACAACGAAGGCAAGACGAACAGAGACTTTAAGTCGTTCTGCACAGCTCTGGAAGATAGCGGCTCAAAGGTATGGATCAATGACACCTTTGATGTTAACGGCCTCAAGGGTGCAGACCTCGGGATCGTATTCCGCAGAGAAGAGCACGAATACAACAACGCAAGATCGTGGCGTACTGTGCCTGTCGGCTTCAGGAACGTCAAGACTATCGAGGACGGGGCGTTCAATGTTCCTGAGGATAAGGCACTACCGTTGAAGGACGATGATTTCGGTGACAGCTTCAGCCAGCTCGCTGAGGATCTGCCGTTTTAAGGAGAAATAGATATGCCAAAGACAGACGAATTTATATCAAGGGAATCAAAGAACGGCGAGTTTTCTCCCAAAATACCAAAAGACCTAAACACAAAGATTAACTATGTGTGCTGGGCACTTGGGGCCAATAAGAGCAAGTGGGTAATCAATGTCCTTAACAAAGCAGTTGATGAAGAAAGTCAGAAGATTAAGTCTGCGGTACAAGGAACAATAAATGAACAGCAGAAATAAAGGCAAGCGTGGCGAGTTGGAAGTCGCTCACCTGTTACAGAAATATGGTTATGAGACGCGGAGAGGTCAGCAATTCAGCGGAGCTAATGGCGATGCCGATGTTGTCGGCCTCCCCGGCATACATATCGAGGTCAAGCGAGTGGAGAAGCTGAATATAGAAAACGCTGTGGAGCAGGCTGTCCGAGATGCGAGAGGCGGCGAAAAGCCGGCAGTCTTTCACAGGAAGGATAGAAAAAAATGGCTCGTCACGATGCCGTTCGATGAATGGATAGAGATGTATATGGAGTGGGAGAAGCATGACAAGAGATAGCATGGTGTTTTACAGGAGCTTCTTAGCATCTATAAAACTCTTACCGAAAAAATATCAGCTTTCGTTTTTTATCGCATTGTTCGATTATGCTCTGGACGGCACTGAGCCAAACAACCTCCCGGGCGGGGCTATGGCACTGTTCAATGCCTTGAAACCACAGATAGATGCGAACAATAGAAAGTTTGAGAACGGATGTAAGGGTGGACGCCCGAAAAAAAACCAAGACGAAACCAAACCAAAACCAAACAATAACCATAGGTTTTCAAATAAAAAACCTAATGAGAATGTAAATGAGAATGTTAATGGGGATGGGAATGTGTCCGGTTTGCAAGCAAACTCGGACGCTCCCCCTCCCGAGGAGAAATTCCTTTTTTTCGCAGATATTGATTAAGGAGGACAGATGACAAGACAAGACACAAAAAGAATACTTGAGCGCATCTGCCGTTTGTATATCACTCAGGCAAAGAAAATGTCAGCAGATGAGAGAGCGTCGATGCTTGACTCATGGCAAGAGACGTTTAGATCCGACAGCTATGACGATGTGGAGAGGGCGGTCAATGCTTACGTCAGGAAGGGGAATGCTTTTATTCCTCTTCCCGGCGACATCATCAAGGAACTGACTGCCGTATCCAAAACAACGAGCAGTAAGACATTTACCGAGACAGATAAGCTGTTTACCAAACTTGTAAACATTGCTGATGTACTCGCAAATGATAAAGAGCGCATATCCATCATAGATCCCGGTGGTATCAGATGGAGTGACGAATACCAAAGAAAAATATACTGTCACGCTGAAACGGTGCTCAGCATAAAGTCATTCACGCAGTATGACTTCAAGCAACTGCCTGAGGAGATACAGGAATACGTGGAGGACATCGAAGGCCTCAGAACTATATGGCCGGAGATCGAGAGCAGCAGAGAGATGGCGAAAAGACGCTTTCAGCTTGCTCTGCCGGAGATCAAGACAAGAATCGAAAGCCGTAAGACTGTCAGGCTGGCGGATATGTGGGAGGCAAAAGGTGAAGCGCAAATGTGATATCTGCGGCCTCGAAGCCGATGAACACTGGATGGAATCATACAACACCGGACGCAGGACCGTGTGGCTGTGCTGGGAGTGCTATAAAAACTCCCAGTACGAGGCAACGAAGTCGGACCTTGTGAGGCAGAAGAAACTGTATCAGATACATAAGTTTAAGAAGAGGAACCGATGAAAGACTATGAACCGAGGCTCTGCATCATTTGCGGAGTCGAATATATACCGAGGCGGAGCGATCAGAGAACGTGTGGCTGCGCTGAGTGCATGAAGGAACGGCAGAAGCTGAACTATCGCGAGTACCGCAAGACACATTATGCGGCCCTCCTGGAGACCAACAGACGCTCGATGGAGAAGAAACGCAAGGAACGCGAGATGGAGAAACACCCGCCAAAGCCTGACACTATCGTTGCTATCGGATATGCAGACCGGCAGAGAGCCGAGACACTGAAACTTGCAGGAAGGGTAAACACGGAACTATGAGAGAAACAGAAGCAGACGGTTACATCACACGCGACGAGGATCTGACACAGCGGAAGCGCACTTGCTACAACTGCGGGGCGTACAGATATTTTCTTGATGCCAAGCGGTACAAGTGTATCGAGGGTCACATTATAGATTCAGCAGACTGGAGACAAAAGTACAACGTGTGTGACAAATGGAGGGAGAAGAAATGAAGGAAGCAATAATAAAGCTGACAAGTGACCACATCAAGGTCAAGGGCGGTGAGTATGTAAGGGATTATCCGCACGGCTATTGGACAAAAGTAAGCGCAGATAAATATGTCCAACACGCTATGTGCTTTTATCGTTGTTCAGAGTGTGGGTCAGATGTTATTGGAGAGCAAAACTTTTGCCCTAACTGTGGAGCACAAATGGACAAAGAGAAAGGAAAGACCAATGAGAAAGGGATGACCAATGAGGCTGATTGATGCAGATGCGCTGATAGCAGAGTTTCCACACGATGAAGATTGGGACTATCCCGTTAATACAAACAGCTATGTGGTAGAAGCTATTAACTCCGCACCGAGCATAGATATAGTCAGATGCAAGGAGTGTAAGCACGGCAGATACAGAGAAGATTATGATGAATATGAGTGCTATTCAAGTGGGTGCGGTCTTGTATACGATGCAGATTTTTACTGCGCTGACGGAGAAAGGAGCGAGCCGTCACCGATAATAGAAAGAGAGGGCGAGTAGATGAGCAAGAGGGACGCTCCACATTTTATTACAGAGTATTACACAGAGCGTGGCAAGGTAGAATTGATGATACCGACAGACGCTACCGATGATGACTTTAATCTGCTACGAGAGTTAATTATGGTTATCGAAAAGGAATTAAAGCGAAGGGCAGACCTCAAGACCGAGCCACAGATAAGATGTCCAAAGTGCGGAAGGACGGATTATATTAAAAACCTTGAAAAAGACTTTGGTGTTAAAGATGACATATTCAAATACAAGTGCATCAACTGCAACACTTATATCAAGGACGAGCCAACTACCGAGGATTGCGACTACTGTAAAATGACACATAAGTATTGGTACGAACATTGTGGCATTTGTAAGCATAAGCCAAAGGACGAGCCACAGACATATGTGATAAATCCGCAAGAGCCTACTAACGATGACAAGTGCTTCGAGTGTGATGACTTTTTCACTTGTGGTGGTCAATGCAACAAGATTGAGGACGAGCCACAGACAGATTGTGCGTGGAGGAGGGGCGATGTTTGAAGCATTATTGAAGTTCGGACTCATTGCTCTCGTATGGTCGGGAGTGGGTCTCATAGGAACAGTGATCTATTTTATATACCGCTCGATAAAAGACGGGTGGTTTTAACAACGGCAACTACAGAGGGCGGGCACAATTAGTTAAGGTTTATGATATTTCTTTAAGTATTTCTTATTTGGTGCGCCAAACGCCCGCTCTCTGTTTGCAACATAGGAGGTTTAAATGACTGATACATTATTGACAGCAGCAAGCGGGAAAATAAAATCCGGGGATCTTGTAATGATCGCATATCCAGTACACGAACAAACTAACAATCCCGCGAAAAAATTAGACGGGCAACAGTTCGTTGTTAAACGTAAAAAGACGATATGCACCCGGCCGGCAAATAGAGTATATTACGAACTTTATGGGGCCGTTTCAGATATGGGCGTACCATATGCGTTTTTAGATGATGAACTGATTCGATTGAAGGAGGGGTAGCATGGCAAGGCAAACAACTAAAAGGAAAGTCGAAACACCCGAGGGGCTTGCTGATTATGTGTCGCAGCTTAAAAAGGAATGCGACATACTCAGGGCGGAAGTCGACCGGCTTAATGAGGTAATTAAGTATAAGAACGTGGCGATTCGTTCAATCCAGAAAGAAAACGAGAAGATCAGTGATGAACTGAGTAAAGCAAGAAACAAATGACAGCGATTGATTTTTTAGAACAATACGAAGAGGCAATCAGGGCCGTTAAACGTCGCGAAAGAGAATATCGCGACGAATCGGTTATGATTGATGCGGTTCGGTCTTTATCAGACAATGACGGAATGCCACACGGTTCGGGCATTTCAAAACCGACAGAAAACAAAGCGATTCGATTAGCTGATAAAAAACTGAGACTGATCGAGGCTAAACTAAATGCTATTGACGTGAGACAAACTGTGTTTGATGTTGTCGATCGGGTTGAGGGCGTACCGGGTGACGTATTGTTCCAGCGGTATATCTTATTAAAGAAATGGGATGACGTTTATAAAGCTATCAATTATTCTGAGACATCAACGTGGAGATTTTACCGTTTAGGTTTGGCAAGAGTTGAAGAAATAATCGGTAAAAAATGAAGTAGAATGGCAATATAACTATATGTATTATGATAGTGTCAGAATAGAAACTGACAACTATAGTACACCTCATCGCCGGGGTGGAATGCCTCGGCATTATGCCAGTAATAGAGGGGTTCGGTGCAAATCCGAACGCTGGCAATCTTTCTGCATTATCATACAAAATAAGGACACACATGGGCGGGTAAGACACCCGCTTTTGTGTTTTGGTATAACATGGGTCGACTCGAAATAACTACACACATCGGATGCCCCGTAAATTGTCTTGACTGTCCTCAGGAGCTTCTCAGGTCAAAGTATCATGGCAAGCTGATGATGGACCTCGATGACTATAAGAGGGCGATAGACAAGGTACCGACCGGGACTCGCATTGACTTTTCGGGTATGTGTGAGCCGTTCACGAATCCGCACTGCACCGACATGATACTGTATGCAGCCGAGAAGGGGTTCCCACTGGCACTGTACACGACACTTCAAGGGGCAACAGTTGAGGACTATAAACGACTGAGGGACGTAACGTTCGAGGTCGTGACGATTCATCTGCCGGACAAAGACGGACGCTCACATTTCAACATAACAGATGAATACCTTGCTGTGTTAGCTGGGTGGCCGTGCCACAACTATTCGTGTCACGGACAGATTGATGACTATGTAGTGCCGTATCTGAAACAAAGGAACCTTATCACATATATGCACGACCGAGCCGGTAACGTAGAGTGCCGACCGCATAAAAGCATCGACCCTGATTGCAGTCTGTACTGTGTCACATCAGGCAAGGCGATGGACCACAATGTTCTGCTGCCTGACG